TATTTTCTTGGTATGAAAAAAAAGATTTTGATAGAATGGAGTATTGGTTAAAACATGATAGAGATTATTTGTTTACTTATGCAGGTTTAAGACAAGTTATTGACAAATATTTGGTTCAAGATAGAACTACCGGAAAAGTTTTTGAAACACCACAATTTATGTATATGATGATAGCTGCAACTGTCTTTGCAAAATATCCTAGACAAACTAGAATGACTTATGTTAAAAAATATTACGATGCTATTTCTACATTTAAAATTAATATACCAACACCTGTTATGGCAGGTGTAAGAACTCCGATGCGACAATATGCAAGTTGTGTTTTAATTGATGTTGATGATACACTACCTAGTATCTTTGCTAGTGATATGGCAATTGGTAGATATACAGCACAAAGAGCAGGTATTGGCATTAATGTAGGTAGAATAAGAGCAATTAATAGTAGAATTAGAAATGGTGAAGTTACACATACAGGTTTAATTCCTTTCTTAAAGAAATTTGAAACTACTGTAAAGTGTTGCACCCAAAATGGTGTTCGTGGTGGATGTGCTACTGTTCATTTTCCTATTTGGCATAAAGAGATAGAAGATTTGATTGTTTTAAAAAACAATAAAGGAACAGAAGATAATAGAGTTAGACATTTGGATTATTCTGTTCAAATATCAAAATTATTTTATGAAAGATTTATTAAAAATCAAGACATGACTTTGTTTAGTCCTGATGATGTTCCTGATTTATATAAAGCATTTGGAACAAAAGATTTTGATGATTTATATGTTAAATATGAAGATAGTAAAGTAAGTAAAAAAAGAATAAATGCTCAAACATTATTTTTTAGTATATTAAAAGAACGAGCAGAAACAGGACGAATTTATATTATGAATATTGACCATGCTAATGAACATAGTGCTTTTAAATCACAAATTAAGATGTCTAATCTTTGTCAAGAAATAACTCTACCTACTGACCCTATTCAGCATATTGATGGCCACGGTGAAATTGCATTGTGTATTTTATCAGCAATTAATATTGGTACTTTAGAAAAAATAAAAGATTTAAAAGAAATATGTGATTTATCAGTAAGAGCATTAGATGAAATTATAGACCATCAAGATTATCCTGTAAAAGCTGCAGAAATATCTACACGAAGAAGAAGAAGTTTAGGTATTGGTTATATTGGACTTGCTCATTATCTTGCAAGAAAAGGTGTTAAATATGATGATAAAAGAGCTTGTGAAGAAGTTAATAAATTAACAGAAGCATTTCAATATTTTTTATTAGAATCTTCAAATAATCTTGCAAAAGAAAAAGGTAAGTGTGAATATTTTGAAAGAACAAAATATTCTGATGGAATATTACCAATAGACACATATAAAAAGGATGTTGATAAAATAGTGAATAAAAAGTTAAGATATGATTGGGAAGATTTAAGAAAGAGAATAAAAGAGGATGGTTTAAGACATAGCACATTGTCAGCACAAATGCCATCTGAAAGTTCTAGTGTTGTATCTAATGAAACAAATGGAGTAGAACCACCTAGAGATTATCTTTCAGTAAAGAAATCTAAAAAAGGTCCATTGAAACAAATTGTTCCTGATTATAGAAAACTAAAAAAAAATTATACTTTGTTATGGGATATGAAAAATAATGATGGTTATATTAAAATAATTGCAGTTATGCAGAAGTATTTTGACCAAGGAATTTCAGGCAATTGGTCTTATAATCCAGAGCATTATGAAGATAATCAAGTGCCTGTATCAGAAATGACAAAAGATTTATTAAACACATATAAGTATGGTTGGAAAACATCTTATTATCATAATACATATGATGGAAAAAGTGAGGAAGAACCTCAACATAATATAGGTGTGTATGATAATGTTCCTGAAACTAAAAAGAAAGATGATGAAGACTGTGAAGCTTGTGCTATTTAGGAGAAATTATGCCAAAACAAATATTTAATAGAAAAAAAATAGATTTTACGAAACAACCTATGTTTTTTGGAGAAGATTTAGGTGTTCAAAGATATGATGTTTACAAATATCCTTTCTTTGACCAATCAACACAAAGACAATTAGGATTCTTTTGGAGACCAGAAGAAGTATCATTACTAAAAGACAGAAATGATTATAAACTATTAAGACCAGAACAACAACATATTTTTATATCAAACTTAAAATATCAAACTATGTTAGATAGTGTTCAAGGTCGTGGCCCTTGTCTTGCATTTTTACCATTTTGTAGTTTACCAGAATTAGAAAGTTGTATAGTTAGTTGGGACTTTATGGAAACAATTCATAGTAGAGCTTACACTTATGTTTTGAAGAATCTTTTTTCTGACCCTTCAGTAGTTTTTGATGCAATTACAGGTGATGAAAAAATTGATGCTAGAGCAAAAGATGTAACAGAAACTTATGATGATTTGATAAATTATGGATATAAGTGGTTGTTAAATCCAAATAGTGTTGATATGAAAAAATTAAAAGAGAAACTTTGGTTAGCATTAGTTACGGTTAATATATTAGAAGGTTTAAGATTTTATGTTTCTTTTGCTTGTAGTTTTGCTTTTGGTGAGTTGAAACTGATGGAAGGAAGTGCTAAAATTATATCTTTAATTGCAAGAGATGAGAGTCAACATTTAACAGTTACTCAAAGAATAATAAACCTTTATAGAAATCAAGAAAAAGATAAAGAGATGTTGCAAGTTATAAAAGAAAATGAGAAAATAATAGAAAATATGTATAAAGAAGCAATTGAGTCAGAAAAAAAATGGGCAACATATCTTTTTAGTAAAGGTTCTATGATAGGTTTAAGTGAAAAACTATTACATAATTATGTTGATTATATAGCAGCTAAAAGAATGAAAGCAATAGGAATACCTGTGAAAAATGAGATAAGACAAAATCCTTTACCTTGGACCCAACATTGGTTGAATAGTAAAGGTTTACAGAATGCGCCACAAGAAACTGAAATAGAAAGTTATGTGGTTGGCGGTGTAAAACAAGATGTTAAAAAAGATACATTTGTAGATTTTGAGTTGTAAGTGTCCCAAATAAGAAAAATATCCTGTCCAACTTGTGATGTTGCATACAAAATAATCTGGGATGATGAACAAGAAGCATATCCAGATAGCTGTCCATTTTGTAGTAGTGAAATTATTGAGGAAGATTAATGAATGAAAAAGGACAAATAGGAATTGCAGGAATAGATTATAGTATGACTTGTCCTTGTGTATGTGTTTTTAAATATGACTTTATAGATAAATTTAAATTTGATGCTTGTAAGTTTTATTTTCTCATAAAGAAAAAGAAATGGGATGCAGAAGTAGGGTCAGGACAGTTTTACGGAGAACAACATAAAGAATTTAAATCACAAGAAGAAAGATTTAATAACATAACTAACTTTACAGTTAATAAGTTATGGGATTTAGAAAAAGTTTTTATAGAAGGATATTCTTTTGGCTCAGTAGGCCAAGTTTTTAATATTGCAGAAAATACAGGTGTTTTAAAAAATAAGTTATTTAATTTAGATATTGACTTTGGTGTTATAGCACCTAGTGTAATTAAGAAATATGCAACAGGTAAAGGTAATGCAGATAAAGAAAAGATGTATGATAGTTTTGTTAAAGAAACAAAATGTGATTTACTAAAAATTTTTGATGTGAATAAGTTGCAGAATCCTATGACAGATATTGTAGATAGTTACTATATAGCGAAGTTAGGATATGATAGAGAAAAAAACCTTAAAAATATTAAGAGCAACGAATCGTAAGTATCAAGATTTGCATAAGTTGTATAATCCACACGACTTAATAATTTTGCAAAATCCACGATTTGAAAAGATTTATAATAAGCTAGATAAAAGTTTAAAGATACACGGTATGATACACCCTTTACTTGTTACAAATGAAAAAGTATATTGGGGCAAATTTTGGCCTTTAGATGATTATGGTAATAAAAAACCTGGTATAGGAGTTGTAACAGGCAATCAAAGAGTAGTTTTTGCTAGAGTTGAAGGTTATGATAGAGTTGAGTGTATTTTTGTTAATAAAGATGAAACTATGATATACA